CTTTGTGCCATTCATGGTGCTACAGTAGAGAATACTTTGTTTGAAGACGGTGAACAATCAAATACATTCAAAGCGTTTGATCCTACTCAAGAAGAAGAAACTTATTCAATGGTTACAGCAAACCGCTTTTGGTCGCAGATTTTTGGCATCGCCTTTAGCAACAAAAGGTGGCTTCACTTCTTTATGTTGTTTGTCCCTGTTATGGGGCTCTGGACTTCATCCATTGGCATTATTGGTCTTGCCCTTAATCTTCGTGCCTATGATTTTGTATCTCAAGAGATACGAGCTGCAGAGGATCCTGAGTTTGAGACATTCTATACGAAGAACATTCTATTGAATGAAGGACTTCGTGCCTGGATGGCTCCAGTAGACCAACCACATGAGAACTTTGTTTTCCCTGAGGAAGTTCTTCCTAGAGGCAATGCTCTCTAATGGATGTTGTGGTGCAGGATGTCCTGACTGTCCTTTCAGACCCAAATGTCCTTTGACAACACCTATATAATCTGCTACACTGGGAGGGCAACCTCCCTTTTTTTTATTGGAGAAAAATGGCTTTTAACGTAACACTTAAGACTGAAGACGGTGATCATACTATTGCAGTAGAGAGTGATCAATACATTCTGGATGCAGCAGAAGAAGCAGGTATTGATATTAATTATTCATGTCGTGCAGGTGCTTGCTCTTCTTGTGCTGGTAAGATTGTCTCTGGCACTGTTGATCAGTCAGATCAATCCTTCCTTGATGATGATCAGATTGAAGAAGGATTCTTGCTCACCTGTGTTTCATATCCCACATCTGATTGTGTGATTGAGACTGGTAAAGAAGAGGAATTGTATTGATGATTTACAATCCTCTGAGAGTGAAGGCAAAGATTGCTGAGGCATTGGATACTCTTGGTTGGGATGAGATGGATGACATCACTGTAGAGATTGCTGGTTCTTCTGTGTCTGGTATTGATGTGGGAGAAGAGTATAACAAAAAATGGCAATCTCCCATTGGCACTCGCAAGTATAACAAAGATGCTTTCATTGTTATTAAGAATCAATCCAGAAGGGATTTGTCCAAATCACAACCTAATCCAGATCTAAAGGCACATCATGTCTCTGAGAAAAAAGAAGAATAGATATCCTGATGATCCTTCTGGGTCAGCATGTCCACACTGTGGGGAAAGGGGTAAAGTTTGTAGTTATGTAAATAGTTTGAGTAGAGCATGGGCAAGACAAGCTTGTGCTTTCAAGCACAAGAAAAAAATTACCCAATGAAAGAAAACCCATACAGTCTACGCCCCCTGCTTGATATGGCAGGGGGAATCATCATTTCATTACTCTTAGTTTTAGTACCTATTATTGCACTACTATGACCTTCACTGTATATTCAAAGGATGGATGTCCTTTTTGCACTAAAGTCCAGGCAGCACTGCAACTTGCTGAACTCAAACATGTTGTTTATAAACTAGGTCAAGACTTCACTAGAGAAGAGTTTTATCAAGAATTTGGTAAGGGTTCTACCTTTCCAAGAGTTGTAGTCAACGATACTCTTCTTGGTGGATGTACAGAAACTGTTAAATATCTGAAAGAAAATAATCTAGTATGATGGATAAGGCAGAATTCTATGATATAGTAGAACTTTCTATTGACCTTGCTTTTCAGGGAAAATACAAACTTAATATGTATGATTACCTGAAGAGTATCAAAGCAACAAAAAAAGATATGGATGAGTTCCTTGAAAGTGCTACGTCAAGAGAGATAGAACTTCTCATCATAGACCTGGATGATTATCTTGAAGGAGGTTCAGATGAAATTCATAAACAACTAAGAGAAGCTTATGGGCACTTAGGTAAACCAGAAGCAAGAAAAATAAGAAATTATCTGAATGCAATATTACAGGATGCAGAAAAGTATGGGAAAGAAAAAAGACCAGGAAGAAAAAGAAAGACCTCTAAATAATCATGAAAACAACACATCCCTAAAACTCAATAGGGGAGTGGAGTTACTACTAAGAAATAAAAAGAGGAGGGAACCAAGACCAAAGACTTTTCAAGTAAAGTTTGGTAAGATTGTCTCTTTCTTTTCCAGAGAGGTGGATATATTTTTTAACTTTCACTTGGATTTCAAAAAGAAAAGTTCTCAAGGGGAGTAGTAAAATGTTAGCAGTTACCCTTACACTGTCTACTGTAATTTCAATCATGTTTCTCTTAGTTGGAGGAGTGATTGGATATTTGCTTAAAGAATATGTGATTGAAAGAAATTCAACTTTCATTCCTACACATCCAGAAATGTTTGATGAACATGGACAAATTATTCCAGATGATATTCTGGCAGTAAGATTTGAAAATGGTCTTGACACATTCGAGGATGAAGAATAAATAACCTAACCTGAAGTGATTAACTATGGCTACATCAAAAAACACACTCCCACCCAACCCTTTCATGCATGAAATTTTGGAGTTGGCAAGTAAAGCAAGGAGTAATGATAAGAAGGCACAAGTCCTTAAAGAGTATGAGAATGATGCTATTAAGGCATTGATGATTTGGAACTTTGATGATACTGTGGTTAGTGTAGTCCCTAATGGGCAGGTGCCTTATAAGAAAAATGAGGCACCTCTTGGCACTGACCATACTTCTTTGAGAAAAGAGTGGAAAAATCTTTATCACTTTGTAAAAGGTGGCAATGACACCCTCTCTAACATTCGTAGAGAGACAATGTTTATTCAAATGCTTGAGGGTCTTCATCCAAATGAAGCAGAGATCATTTGTTTGGTAAAGGATAAAGCACTGCAAACCAAATATAAAATTTCTCAAGCAGTAGTGGAGAAGGCGTATCCTGATATTAAATGGGGAGGACGTTCTTGATGGGTAAAGGTTGTAAAATTCTTTATAGTGATTGTGATCCAACCATTGCTCAAGATAGATCTCTTCCTTACACTGCTTATTTGGTTGAGTATTTACAAGATGGGGTGACCCATTTTGATATAGTAACTGCCCCTAAGAGAGTGGACATCTTTGATGATTATTGGGACAAGTATCGTCATGACCTAAAGAATATGACTCAAACAGAGGGTCGTGTAAATCCAAAATTGTGGAATCCAAAAAAATGAGTGAAGGATTTGTAGACAATGTAGAGTTTGAACTTCCAAAAGAAGACATTAAAAAACTCTTGAAGTCTTATAAGAAAATTAAAAAGTATCAGAAGTCTAGCCTCTTTGCTATCAAGACAATGGATGGTACTGAAAGTGTCATTTCAAAAATGATTGAAGAAGCAAAAGAGGAAGGTTTCTAAAAATAAATACTTCAATAAAGGAACATTATGCTCTCTACTCAGTACAGACTACGATTAGAATTCATCTGTAAGAGGATTGCGAACAATGAAGAAGTAAAGCTAGAAGATATGATCTGGGCAGAGAAACTTGCCAAGCGTCATACAACTGCCAGGGACTGGTTGAACAAAGCAAGACGCCAATCTACCCAAGACATTGAGGAGGGAAGCATGGATGATTTTATGAATAAGATGGGGCTAGGAGACCCTGACCCATCTAATTATAAAAATGGGTTTGGTTCTGCTGATGAAATTGTAGATTGGTTTAAACAAGATAAACCTGATGACTGGAGACAACGTGATTGAAAAAGAAACAATTGACAATCTTGAAACAGCATTTGAAATTCCTGATAATGCTGAACTAATTGATGAAACATTTTATGTATGGGAGACTAGATTTGGTCTTTATAATTCAATGACCACAGAGGGTAGGAAAATGCTCACTGGTGGAACTAAAGATGGTGTTACTAATATGACTAGGTGGTATCTAAAGTGTGAACAAGAAGGTACTTTACATCTTTATACACGTGTGGTAAACTCTGGTGTGGTAGGAGGCAAGTTGTAATGTTCAATAAGATACAAAACTGTATCATTGAATACACTTGACACCTATATATTATAAGGTCTATAATAGACCCATCGTTCATCTCACACAATGAGACGCAAGTAAGTCGCGGAACGGAGCGTTCATCCCATGTTTGAATTATTACTTTATTCTGGCATATCATGTAAAGATGCATCTCAAATTATTGAGCGTGCAAAAAAGAATGAAGAGTTGTCCAATCTCATTAAGCAGGAAATTGTTCTGACTATAGAGGAAGCAACTCCTGAATGCCCATGGGACGCAAACGACTGAAGGAACGGGAGATTAAATTCACCCTAGTATTTCAGGAGTAACTACTATGAACACTTTAAATATGATCAAGCAGCAGATTCAAAAAGCATCTGCACTTCATGATGCACAGATCGCTCATACTGCATATCGTGGTATTGAGTATTCTGTGTGTGATCATAACCCCAAAGAGACCCATGGCACATTCTGCTATCGTGGTCACACTTACAACAAGTGATTGTCAAAAGAACCATTTGGTGTTAGAGTGGGAGTAGCAATACTCCCCTTTTTTTATGGAGAAAGACAAACTTAAATTGATTGTCAGAAACTTAAAACTATTGGTTGATGCACTGGAGTCTGAAGTATATTCAGATGTAGAAGCATACAAGACCCAGTATCAAGCACCTATTACAGACTACGAAGAAATTTTTGATGATGATGATGGATACCCAGACTAATTCTGATTGGAGGTACACAGAAGAGCGTCTCAAACTTAGAGAGAATTGTCTGTCAATATTGCTCAATAAATATGGAAATGTTAGGATAGAAGAACAAGACTATTCTACACAAGACATTTATGAGTGTGTTGATACTTGGATCTCACAAGGAAACAAATCTTCCTCTGGAATCTCAGCATATTTCAAAGCATACTTCAGAGGAAATAACAATGTATGAAGAACTAGACACATTTGAGAGAGCTCTTCAACACTTTGGTACAAGGGTAGAGGTTATTGCTGCCATGGAAATGGGTGGTAGAATATCTGCTGAAGATGCATACCAAATGATTAAATCAGAACTAAAAGAACTCAAAAAGATTAGAAAACAGGAGAAGAAATGAAAGTCACTCTATTATCAGTTACTCCAGATGCAGAGAAGCATATTGCCTATTGTGCACGTGTAAGCAATCCCTCTAACCAGGGGAATGATTCTTTTGATGGTCTTTTGAAGTATTGCATTAAGCACAAGCACTGGAGTATCTTTGAGCAAGCATTCATGACTCTGGAAATTGAAACCAGTAGGGCAATTGCAGCTCAAATACTGCGTCATAGGTCCTTTACATTTCAGGAATTTTCACAACGATATGCTGACAGCAGTCTCCTAGGTGATACGATTCCTATCCCTGAGTTCAGACGTCAGGACACCAAGAATCGTCAGAACTCCATTGATGACCTTGATCCTTTTGAGATTCAGAGACTTGAGATGCAAACTCAGACATTGTTTGATTCTGCTATGGCACTGTATCAACAGATGCTAGATAAGGGTGTGGCAAAGGAGTGTGCTCGTATGGTGCTTCCCCTTGCTGTACCAACAAGAATGTACATGAGTGGTTCACTGCGATCATGGATGCATTATATTGACCTGAGGTCTGCTAATGGCACTCAGAAGGAGCACATGGACATTGCTAATGAATGTAAAAGGATCTTTGCAGAGCAGTTCCCCACTATTGGCACTGCTCTGGAGTGGGTCTAAATATAAAAACATTGTGAGGTGATGTGATGGCAACATATCCTGTAAAGCATAAGGAAACAGGCGAGACCAAAGAGGTCAAGATGAGTGTTCATGACTGGGATCAATGGCGTAAAGATAATCCTGATTGGGAAAGATTTTATACACCAGAAAATGCTCCAGGAATGGGACTTGAAATGGGTGAGACATTTGGAAAACTATATTCCAAATACCCAGGATGGAAGGATGTTATTAGTAAAGCAAAGAAACAACCAGGTTCAAATCTCAAACATTACGACTAATTTAATATGCCTAGAAAAAGCAAGTCAGGAATTGGTAGCACTAATCCAGTGCCATTTGGTATGAGTAATAAAACTATGAAAAGGAAAAAACCAATCAATCTAGATTATATTAAAAAGATTGAAGCCCTGACTGATAACCAAGATTTATTCTTTGAGCAGTACAGAGAAAATCAAAATATGGTTGCCTATGGGTGTGCTGGCACAGGCAAGACCTTTATTACCCTCTACAATGCTCTTCTAGATGTCTTAGACCCTAAGACACCCTATGAGAAGATCTACATTGTCAGATCCCTTGTGGCTACCAGAGAGATTGGTTTCCTGCCTGGTGACCATGAAGACAAGTCATCTCTTTACCAGATTCCATATAAGAATATGGTAAAGTATATGTTTGAGATGCCTGATGACAATGCATTTGAGATGCTCTATGCTAATCTCAAAGCACAAGGAACTATTAGTTTCTGGAGCACCTCATTTATTAGAGGCACCACATTTGACAATGCTATCATTATTGTTGATGAATTTCAGAACCTCAACTTTCATGAACTTGACTCTATGATTACTAGGGTTGGTGAAAATTCTAAATTGATGTTCTGTGGTGATGCCACTCAATCTGACCTGATTAAGACTGCAGAGAGAAATGGAATCGTAGATTTCATTCGTATCCTAAAGAACATGCCTTCATTCAGTATGGTAGAATTTGAGGCAGAGGACATTTGTAGAAGTGGACTTGTGAAGGAATACATTATTGCTAAACATGAACTAGGTTTATGACTTTTACCCACATTGAAATTGATTATCCAACTCTAGACAGAGAAACTATTGATGGTGTTAGATATTATGATACTCCTACAGGAGAAAAGTTAGTATCCATTACTTCTGTCATTAGTCATTACAATCGTGAAATTTTCAGAGAATGGAGAGCAAAGGTTGGTAATGAAGAGGCAAACAGGGTTACTAAACAAGCAACCAGCAGAGGTACAGATATGCATACCCTTGCTGAGTCTCACCTTCGTAATCTTGAACTGCCTTCAGTACAACCACTATCTGAATATCTTTTCAAGCAGGCAAAACCTGACCTAGATAAGATAGACAAGATTCATGCAATTGAACAAGCACTGTTCAGCAAAGAACTAGGTGTTGCAGGAACAGTGGATTGCATTGCTGAGTATGAGGGTGAACTTGCAGTCATTGACTTTAAGACAAGCAAAAAACCAAAACCAAAGAAGTGGATTGAGCATTATTTCGTGCAGTGTGCTGCCTACGCTTGCATGTTATATGAAATGACTGGTATAATGGTAAAGAAATTTGTTATCATTATGTCCTGTGAAAATGGAGAATGTGTTGTCTATGAAGAATATGATAAGAGAAAGTACATC